TTGGATCTATCCCAAGATGGGAACACGTAGCAACAGCAAGGGAGTAAAATATTAGAGACTCAAGTTCAAAAGTATAAGAATTACCCATACTGGAGAACTTGTTCAAAAATATAACTTTATCCTTGTAAGTTACCGATCCCGTCCTAAAACGGTCCAATAATTCGAACCAATCTATAGGAAGGAGGTGTAAGACCAAACCATAGGCAATAGTATCACTTGCACTGGACATATCGATAGTAGCTAAGCTACCATCAATACTACCTTTACAAGCTAGCTTTTGATTACGAGTTTGATCTGTTAGATCGACTCCAGCACGTTGCAATCTTTTTCGGATATACTTCCCAATCCCTTGTTGGCCGAAGCCATTCAGGAGGGGTTCTACCCCAATTGATCGCATTGTTTTAGAGTTTTTCGGCACGAATTGAAGTTTCCCATGAGATGGATAAATCTTAACCACGTTGTCACGTGACTGAGAATTTAACCAGCTAGGGAATTCAGACATGAATTCCGCGACATGAGGAACAAATTCGAAACTACAGGTTAGAGGAGCTTCAAGTTTAACCCTAGGGTTAGACCGCGCTCGTTTAACGTTGGTTGTAGCCCCCGGTCCAAAAGAAAAGTTTAATTCACTGTACTCGGGAACGTCTCCAAGTATGGTAGCTATTTTTCGTGTCGCACCATAAAGTATGGAGTGACACTCTGACGAAACGTCAGATAGACTACCACGGAAACGTTCATTTGTACGTGAACATAACTTCTCAGCCTCAGAAAAGGTTTTATACGCTTCAATTTCTCGATCTACACCTAAGTCAATAAACTCTTGTTTTGAAACAAGAGCTTGTATTTGACGAGCGTAGATAAAGTCATTTGACGTATAGGGCTTCTGATAATCAAATTTAAAGTTGATTAGAGCAGAATAGTTCCCCTCTTGAACAAGATTATTTAATTCTTGAGAGAGAGGTCCGCCTAACTGAGAGCAAATCGAGGAAATATGACTGATAATGGATAAAGATTTATCAATCGGTAATTCTGTCAAATAATCCAATTTGTACCTCCTAAGGTATAAATAAACCTAGTATAATAGTACCAGGGGATAAGTTAGCTAAAACTAACTAGCCAGAATTAGGTCTCTAAATAGTTGAACGGTAAGCGAATTGTTGTTTTTCACAACATCACCTACTGCGCCATTATTAATGGCTTGCCCCGTGCCAGAAACGGCAGTGGCACCATTTAGAAGAGCCATCATCAACTTATAAGTATTCGCTCTATCTGCTAAAGTAGAACGTTTATCCACGAACATCGAAACGATGACGGGAGTAACGTAAGCTACTTTAGGAGGGGCGACATACCCAGCTGATGAACCCGATGCGCCTAAAGTCTCCATTACCGGTACCTCCAACTTAAGCGTAACCTTGAAGTTACCATTCTTTTGTTTCGTTACAGATTGACGAAGAGCAATCTGGCCTTCGAACGGCACACCTGCCG